TGATCCTGCCGTGGGGAGGTGTCCGATGAGTGCGCCGCAGAAGTTCCGCAAGAAGCCTGTCGAGATCGAGGCGATGCAGTGGCACGGCACAGCAGCTGGCGCGACGCCGATTATCGACTGGGTGCTGTCGAACGGCGGGACAGCTCGCTACCACTGCACCCACGACATGGGATGCGACGACGGCCCTGCAGGTCACACGCTCGCGATCGACACGCTCGAGGGCACGATGCAGAGCCGCGCCGGCGACTGGATCATCCGGGGCGTGCAGGGCGAGTTCTACCCGTGCAAGCCGGACATCTTCGAGCAGACGTACGAGCCCGCCGGGAAGCCGCTGAGCGCCGTTCTCGGCCTCGAGGTGCGGGTCATCGCTGAGGGCGACGAACACGATGGGCCGATCCTCGGCTCGGTCACGCTCATCGCTCCGCGCGAGAAGGCGGATGCAGTCGCTGCCGCCGTCCGTTCCGCACTGCGGACATCCTCGTGAGCGACGAGGAACGGCCGTACGAGTACCTCGCGCCCGATGTTGTGGCCGCTCGCGATGCCGTCGGGAGGGCGATCTCCGAGTACCTCCGCCTGATCCGGCCCGACGAGAATCCGTTCGTGGTTGCGTGGGCGGTCGGCGCGGAGTGGACCAACGCCGAGCTCGAGCAGTCGGGCGAGGCCGGCCGGGACGTGATCTCGCCGTCCGAGCAGCCCATCAGCGCGACTGCCGGGCTGGGCGCGTACCTGCTCCACCGCTTCGCATAGACGTCCAGGGGTCTCCTGCCCCGTCGGTCGGGTCGCGCTTCACCCGAGAGACGAAAGAAACGCACGAGAGCGCCGCCAGGTCACTCAACCCTGCCGGCTGGTAGCCAACGCCATCGATACGTCGGAGTCAGCCCGCCGCTCTCGCCTCTACTTCCCACGCCCGGAGGGGCGTCAACGCGTCTGAGATCCGCGAAGGCTCCCGCTACCGCAGCGCCCGCCCCAACCGGGCGTGGATGACCTGCGCCCCTCCACCTCTTCACCATCGCCCCGGAAGGAGCCACCATGCCGCTGCCCGAAGGGAACGCCGTCTGGCCGCCGAAGGAGTTCGACCCGTACCTGGATCTCCTCGAAGTGTTCGATGGCTGGTACACCGGCGATATCGAGGCCCTTGCGAGCATCTACCAGGCGCGTCCGATCACTCACCGTGCGCAGTACAACGGCGGCCTCGTCGGCGTTGGTGCTCGTGCGTGGCTCGGGAAGCCGCCGACACCCGGCGAGGGCCGGAACCGGCTGCATATCCCGCTCGCTGCCGACATCGCGACGCTCTCCGCGGACTACCTGTTCTCGGAGGCCCCGCGGGTCGTGTTCCCGGGCGAGCGGTCGGAGAAGGGCGACAGCGAGCGCGACAAGATCCAGGACCGCGCCGAGAAGGCGATCAACACGGCCCGGTTCCACTCGCTGCTGCTGGAGTCGGGCGAGGTCGCGTCGGCGCTCGGAGGCACGTACCTCCGCCTCGTATGGAACAAGGAGCGCCTCAAGACCGTGCGCGCCGAGGCTGTACCCGCCGACGCCGCGATCCCGACCTTCCGGTTCGGTGACCTCTACGAGGTGACGTTCTGGACTGAGCTCTCGAACGAGAAGGGCAAGGTCTGGCGGCACCTGGAGCACCATGCGCCCGGCACGATCGAGCACGCCCTGTTCGAAGGCACCGACACCCGCCTCGGCACCCGCGTGGAGATCACCGCGCGCCCCGAGACAGCATGGCTCGCCGAGGTCATCGACGAAGACAGCCAGATCAAGACCCAGGCGGAGGGCCTGACGGCCGCCTACGTGCCGAACATGCGCCCCAACAAGCTGTTCCGCAAGGTCCCGCGGCTCTCACACCTCGGGATCTCCGACTTCACCGACATCGTCCAGCTGTTCGACGCCGTCGACGAGGTCTGGTCCTCGTGGATGCGGGACATCCGCATCGCCAAGGCACGCATCGTCGTCGCGAAGCAGTACCTCGAGGGCGGCACGTTCGGCGGAGGCTCCACCTTCGACTACGACCGCGAGGTCTACGAGGGCATGAACGCGATCACCGGACCCGCCGGCCAGGACTTCGGGTTCCACGCCCACCAGTTCGAGATCCGCGTCGAGGAGCACGCGGCCACGGTGAAGGAACTGCGCGACCAGGCCATGCGGTCGGCAGGCTGGACGCCGGGCAGCGTCGGCGGCTCCGACGCGGGGCTCCGCACCGCGACAGAGATCAAGTCCGATGACCGGCTCTCCGAGCGGACCCGCGACAAGAAGATCAACTACTGGAAGACCCTGTCGCCGTTCTTCCTGACGTGGATGCAGCTCGACGCCGTCGTGTACGGAGGCCCGAAGCCTGTCGATGAGCCGGAATTCCGGTTCCCCGCCGAGGCTCAGGCCGATCAGGAGTCCATGGCCCGCACGAACCAGATGCTCTACGCCGCGCAGTCCGCGTCGATCGAGACCCGCGTGCGCATGCAGCATCCCGAGTGGGACGGCGAGACCGTCAACAAGGAGGTCGACCGCATCCGCAAGGAGTTCGGAATCGGCGAAGCCGCAGACCCGACGAAGGTCGGCACCGTCGACGACGCGACCGCCCCGAGCGCGGACGACATCGAGAAGATGCGCGCCCGCATGGCGCGCGAGGCCGCCGGCGAGACACCGGAGCCTGACGACGCTGAGTGATCCGGGAGGTGGCCGATGGCCGGTTTCTCTCCCGAGCACGACGACTATCAGGCCCTCGTGTACCGGATCGCCGCCCAGGTGGCGGGCACGTTCGCAGACGCCGAGACTCGGCTGCTCGCGGCGATCGCCCGCCGCCTGATCCGCGACCTCCCGGAGATCCCGGACCTCGCCGACCGTCTCGCGATCGTCCGCGAGCTGGAGGGCATCGCCCAGTCGCTCACGGAGGGCATCACGCGGGACATGGCCGGCGACATCGTCGCACGCGCCGCTCGGGAGGGCGCCGCGTCCGTGGTGCAGCTGCCGACGCTCCCGCCGCTCGCTGGCGTGTCGACTCAGCAGGCCCTCGCTGCCGCACTCGTCGCCTACGACCTCGGGAACGCCTTCGAGGACATGCGCGCGCGGATCCTCCGCTACCCGCGCGACGCGATGGGCGAGTACGTGACCGGCGGCGACGTCTACCAGCAGGTCATCGCGAATCACGTTGGACAGGTGCCACTCGGCGCGCCGAAGGAGCTCGCCCGGAAAGCCGCACTGCAGGAGTTCCTCGAGCGCGGCGTGACCGGCTTCACCGACATCGCCGGTCGGAACTGGCGCATCGGCACCTACGCCGAGATGGCCACCCGCACGGCCGTCTCCCGCGCCTACGACGACGCGAAGGTGTACCGCGCCGCTCAGGTCGGTATCGACCTGTTCACGGTGCTCGGCGGGAACAACGCATGCGATCACTGCGCCCCATGGTTCGGGAAGATCATCGCGACCAGCGGCCCGACCGGTCCCCGCGAGGTACCGCACTCGTTCGAGGACCGCACCATCACGGTCGACGTCGCCGGGACGCTCGCGGACTGGCGCGCATCCGGGGCGAAGCATCCGAACTGCACCTGCCTGGCCGTCGAGTACCTTCCCGGGTTCTCGATCCCGGTCTCCACTCCCGCCTACGACCCCGCTGCACACGCCGCCCGCGACCGGCTCCGCGAGCTTGAGGTGCGCGAGCGGGACGCGAAGCGGAAGCTGGAGATCGCGACGGCCGCCGGTGACACCGCGAAGGCCACACGGCAGCAGAAGCGCATCCTCACACTGCAAGCCGAGACGCGCGCGCACGTCGCCGCGACTGGTCAGCGCCGCCGCTACAACCGCGCTCAGGTGCGATTCGCCGACGGCCGCCGTGATCCTGGCGCAGCTCCCGTCGAGAGGGTCCTCCCGCGTGTGTCTCCGCCCGGCCGCGTCGCGCCCCACGTGCCCGAGGGCCTCCCCCTCGAACGGCACGAGATCGAGACCGCCAACCGGCTCGCCGACGTCGGCCTCCGTGTCCGGTTCCGTGAGATCGACAACCGCCCTGGTGTGAAGAACATCGACACGACGATCGACAGCATGCTGTGGGAGCTCAAGAGCCCCCGCGGCACTGGCGCGAGCACCATCTCGAACCAGCTGCGACGAGCGAAGGAGCAGGGAGCGACGCGGGTGGTCATCGACAACTCGCGCACGTCTCTCGACGACGCCGCCGTGCTCGCCGAGCTTCGCCGTCGATTCGCTCGAGCGGACTGGTGGCAGGCGCTCATCCACATTGCACGAGACGGCACCGTCACGCGGCTCACCCGCGACTGACTGCCAGAGGGCAAGAAGAAGGGCGGCCCGGCTGTCCTAGTGAACTGCCTGCCGCCCTATGGCTCCATCATACCGCGCCCAGCTGCGCACATCCAGACCCCGTGCCGAGGTGGTGCGGGTCACCCCCAACCGGCCCAGGCGGCCTGGAAGGAAACACACCATGACCGACACTCAGCACACCCGCATCCTCGGGGCGCTGCCCGCCAGCCGGTGGCACCGCCCCAACCTCCGCTACTTCGCTCCCGTCGATGGCGGCGAAGGCGCGACCCCGACTGATCCACCCGCCGGCCAGCAGCCCCCGGCCGGTGACCAGCCGCCCGCGGGCACTCCGGCCCCCAGTGACCCGGCAGGCGACGACACACCGCCGTGGAGCGCCGAGGAGTACGACCGCGAAAAGGCCTGGAAGAAGATCCAGGCTCAGAAGGCCGACCTCGACGCCGAGCGCTCGAAGCGAGCCCAGGCGATCAAGGAGGCCGAGACGGCCGCCGAGAAGCGCGCTGCCGAGAAGGCCTACAAGGACATCGGCAAGACCCTCGGTGTCATCACCGAAGACGAGACGCCGACCGTGGAAGGCCTGTCGCAGGCCCTCCAGGACAAGGACCAGACTCTCACGACCGCGCAGGCCGAAAACCAGGCGCTCCGCATCGAGAACGCGATCCTGCGTCACGCCGACCGCTTCGGCGGCGACGTCGACGCCCTCACAGACTCCGAGAGCTTCAAGAAGAAGCTCAAGGAACTCGACTCGACAGCCGACGACCACGCCGCCCAGGTGGAGGCACTGGTCAAGACGACCGTCGAGTCGAACGCCCGTTACCGGAAGGTCCAGGTGGCCCCCAAGTCGAGTGACGGCGATCCCGCACCCACCGGTGGAGCACCCACCGGTGAAAAGACCGTTGACGACATCCGCAAGGAGCGTCAGAACCGCCGCGGCCTCAAGTCGTAGGCAGAAAGGGCCACCATCATGGCTAACGCTTTCCTCTCCACCCAGGCGATCGCCACCCAGGCACTCGCCACCCTCTACGAGTCAACGTTCCTCGGCCCGCTGGTCTACACGGACTACGGCACCGAGCTCGCGACCCGCAAGCAGGGCGACACCATCAACATCCGCAAGCCCGCGACGTTCACCGCGCAGCTGTTCGACCGTGCGAACGGCATCCAGCTGCAGGACGCGTCCGAGGGCAACGTGCCGGTCAAGCTCGACAACATCGCGGACGTCTCGTTCGCGGTGACCGACGAGGACATGACGCTGAAAATCGAGGACTTCGATCAGCAGCTTCTCAGCCCGGCGCTGGAGGCTATCGCCCAGCACGTCGACACCGCGGTGCTCAGCCTCCGCAGTGGCGTCTCGCAGGTCGCTGGCACCCACGCGGACGCCGTCGCCGAGGGCCAGACCTGGGACAAGCCCGAGGTCCTCATCGAGGCTGGTCGCCTGCTCGACCTGCACTCCGTCCCGCTCAACGAGCGCTACGCGGTCGTTGGCCCGACGACCAAGGCGAAGTGGCTCAACACCGAGCTGCTCAAGCACGCCGACAAGTCCGGTTCGACCGAGGCGCTCCGCCAGGGCTCCATCGGCCGCGACCTGTTCGGCTTCGAGGCCTATAAGACGAACCTCGTCGGTCAGCCGAAGGCTGCCGGCGCTCAGGTCGCGGGTGACCCCACGACCGAGATCGGCCTCGCCTTCCACCGCTCGGCGCTGGCGCTCGCGTCCGCTCCGCTCGAGGTGCCCGCGGGCGCCAACCAGGGCGCGGTCTCCGTGGCCTCGTACCGCGGTCTCTCCGTGCGCGTCGCGTACGGCTGGGACATCAAGTACAAGCAGTCCGTCGTGTCGGTCGACTTCCTCTACGGAGTGAAGCTGCTCGACCCGAACCGCGCTGTGCTCCTCAAGGGCCCGAACAAGGCCTGACCCCCGGGGCGGGGGGGGGGCCCGCCCCCCCCCCCCCCCCCAAAAAAAAAAAAAAAAAAAAAAAAAAAAAAAAAAAAAAAAAAAAAAAAATAAAAAAAAAAAAAAAAAAAAAAAAAAAAAAAAAAAAAAAAAAAAAAAAA